TGACAAAATCGGCTTCGGACCTCTCTCTGTCGAGAACATCGGCATTGGGAGTGGAACACGTTCTAGATCCATACGAGCCGTACGGGGTGAACCCGACGGATCACAAGGAGGAATGATCGTGACCAACGCACCAAGTCATCATGGTAACACACCAATGGTGATAGAGCGACGTGAAGTGATCGGAACGGTCGGTGGAAACACTGGCTTTGCTTCGACACAATACCAAATTCAGCCTGGAAATTCAGTCTTGTTCCCATGGTTATCTCAGTTAGCTAATTTGTATGAGAAGTACAAGTTCAGAAAGCTACACTTTGAGTATGTAAACCTAGGTTCAGGATACGCCACAGCGAATGTTAGTGGAAGAGTAGTGCTAGCAGTTGATTACAATGTACTGAGTGCCAATCTGCAAAACATTGCAGACGCAGAAATGAAGGACCCAAATGTTCCTTTCGCCCCATATGAGGATGCTATACTTCGAGTGGATGTTGGCTTGGCAACGCCCAAGTCTTTATACACTAGAGGTGCAGCATACCCAGCGGGAGGAGATCCCAAGTCTTACGACGCTGGGATGTTTTACTTTGTTGTAAACGGGACCCCAAACACTGCAAATATTGGTACTCTTTATGTTGAGTATGAGGTTGAGCTGTATGCTCCCCAACTCAAAGAGATTGCTAAACCACAAACTAACTATACCGTCCACCAACGCTTCACCCCAGGTCCTACACCGGCGTCAGGAACAGAGATCACTCTCGAGTTCTCGAACTTCGCAGGCATTCAAACATCAGGTGCATTGCCCATTACCTATAATGCAGGAACGTTAACGTTCCCAGCAGGCAATTATCTTGTTAGTATGGAGGTGGTCCTAGATAACACAACTTCTTCTTTAGGAGTTGCTTATATGGGATACTCCTACAATGGTGGTGTCCTAGTCAACATGTGCCAGTTTCAATCCTCAACGAATACGTTGGCGAGAATACCACTCTCGACATCGTTCTACCAAACGTTCAATGAGGGTGACACGTTGACCCCTAAAGTGTATGCCTTTTACACAGGAGGAGTAACAACCCTCTTCCCAACTGGACACATCACTATTATGTTAATCTAAGTTTTGGTACCGTCGTGGTCGCGACGTTAAACTGACAAGTGCTACCCGCCCGTCCCCTCTAAAGATACGACGAAAAACTGGTCTTCAGTGAGTTCGCCAAACT